GATCCCGGCCTGGTGCGCGGGGTCTGGCGCGACCAGCTCGGCAGGTTCCTGACCTACCGCCCCAGCTTGGACTACGCGCTGCGTGCCATGCACCCAGACTTCCCGCCGAGCGCGATCGCCTTCCGCGACTCGTGCAACAAGGGCCCGGCCGTGCCCAGGCAGGGTGAGCAGGCCATCGCCTACGATCCCAACGTGAAGATCAACCCGGAGGCTAAGCGTCGCGGCATGGAGGCGCTGGCTGCGCTGCGTGGAAAGCTGGGCCTGCGTCAGAAGTTCGAGGCCGAGGAATGATGCGCAGCAACCGCTGGCTACCAGGCGCCACGATGAGCGCCGCCCAGGGCCACCGCATCCTCGACCTGGTCAAGTCCGGCGTCACCGTGCCTGATGCGCTGATCGCCGCGGCGCTGGTGGCGACCGGGGATCTTGCGTGAGCGTCAAGCTGTCATCCGACAAGACCGTTGCGGTCGACCAGGCCTACTACTGGCGACCGATGCAGACCTGCCCCGTGAGCGCGAAAGTGCAGCTCCTGGGGCGCGGGGGCGTTGCCGTCTATGGCGCCTGGGACGGCAAGTCTGACTGGTGGCGGGGATGGGCCCCGCTGCCGAAGGTGCCAAACGACTGGAAGGAGAACGAATGAGCTGGACTGAACTGGAGTTGAAGGTCATCCGCTGGGCCGAGGATCGCAAGATCCTGCCGCGCAGCACCGCCATGGCGCAGGCCATCAAGACGCACGAGGAGCTGGGCGAGCTGCTCACCGCGCTGCACCGCTGCAACCGCGAGGAGGCGATCGACGCCTACGGCGACATCCTGGTGACGCTGATCATCGGCGCAGACCTGGCCGGCATCAGCCTGGTCGACGCACTGGAGCACGCCTATGGGCAGATCAAGGACCGCAAGGGCACGCTGCGCGAGGACGGGGTGTTTGTGAAGGAGGCAGCATGAGCGCAGACAAGAAGCCGGCTTTTCTGGAGGCCAAGGTTGGGGAGTACCGGCCGCACGGCCAGAAGTACGTCCGCATCACCGCAGAAGGCTGCGTGATGGACAACGACATGCGGCTGCTGGTCGGCGCGGCGCCGATCGAGCGTGATGTGTGGGTGCGCTGGGGCGATCAGGTGAAGGCCAAGACGTTCACCCGGCTGCGGGTCGGTCGCAAGGCCTACCTCGCCGATCGGGTGACGGGCACGCTCTACAACGAGCAGACCGGGCTGTCTTCGTCGCATGGTCTGAGGCTGGCATGAGCAGGGAGATCTGCGGAATTTGCTGGGAGCTTTACATCGACGGGGAGTGTCGGTGCGCGCCTGTGCCTGCGGGGCAGCCGATGCGGTGCAGCAACTGCTCCAGCCTGCAGGAGCAGAACACCGAGCTCGACATGCGGCTGGCCACTTTTGAGGCCATGGACCCGGTGGCCTGGCGCTTTCGCACCAAGGGCATCGAGCACGGGCAGTGGCGCGTGACCGACGACGCCTCGCTGATCGGCATGATGCGCGGCATGGGGCATTGGGACATCCAGGCTCTGGTGCTGCGTGACGGATGAGCAGCACCGCCACCGCTGCGAGGTGCGCCAGCTCCTGGCCTGGCGGGTCCAGCGTGGCCGGCACTGGCTGCGGGATTGGCTGGCGGGCGTCGAGAAGGTCCGGGGAAAAGCCGGGCGCGAGAAGCTGGAGGCGGCCATCGTCGAGCAGTGGAGCCGGGGCAACCGCGGCAAGCCTGGCGTGTGGTTTGAGGATGATGTTGCGAAAACCCCACCGATGACTAGAATGGACCATCATGGCGATTGACCGAGATCTGGTGGCGCGTGTTTGCGAGAGGCTGGCCGATGGGCAGAGCCTGCGCGGCGCGTGCCGTGAGGAAGGCGTGAAGGCGCCGACATTCCTCGATTGGGTGGAGCAGGATGAGGATGTGGCCGAACGGTACGCCCGCGCGAGAGCGACTGGCGCCGAGGTCGAGTTCGAGCGCCTGCGCGAGATCGTCGAGGAAGAGCCCCCTGCCGACATGCAGGGCAAGGTCGACTCTGGATGGGTGGCCTGGAAGCGCATGCAGGTCGACACCTTCAAGTGGCAGCTCGCCAAGAAGCGGCCCGAGCGTTACGGCGACCGCATTGAGCAGCACCACAGCGGCAGCGTCGGCTTGTCGATCGCCATCGACCTGGGGAGAAAGGCATGATTCGACCGAGAGAGTTCGAGGTGGACAACGGCAGCGGGCTGAAGCCAGACATCCGCATCGACCCGGAGAGCTTCACGACGCAGCCGACGTTCTTCATCGTCGAGCAGGACAGCGAGTCCATCGTGGTGACGCTGGAATGCCTGCGGGGGTTGGTGCAGGCGGCCGAAGAACTGCTGAAGTCAAGGGGCCAAGCATGAGCGCGCGCCAGCAGCAGGTGGGCGGCTCCCACTACCGCGACATGGAGATCCAGCCCTGGGACGCCATGCGCGCCTGGATGACGCCGGCCGAGTTCCGCGGCTTCCTGCGCGGCAACGCCATCAAGTACCTGGCGCGCTGCGACCTGAAGGGCGCGCCGGTCGAGGATCTGCGCAAGGCGCGCCACTACATCGACAAGCTGATCGAGCTGGAGATTGCGGCGCCGCTGGCCGAGGCCATGGCCGCTCCGGCAACCCCCGAGTGGCTGGACCAGGTGCATGCGCGCGAGGCCGCGCGCCGGGGCACAGGCTTCCTCCCGCAGGAGGTGCCGCGTGACTGAGTTCGCCGTCTACCTGGCCTGGCTGAGCACCGGGGTCTGCATCGGGTTCTGCCTGGCGGCGCTGTTCCGCGCTGGCAGCGACTGATGGCGGCGACGCAGATCCGCTACGCCCCGCCTGGGCCGGTGGCCCGGGCGTTTATGCTCGACGACTCATTCTTCCGCGGCATCCTCGGACCCTTCGGCTCTGGCAAGTCCACGGTGTGCGTGATGGACATCCTGCGCCGCGCGCAGCAGCAGCAGTTGACGTCTGACGGAAAACGGAAGACCCGCTGGGCCGTGATCCGCAACACATACCCCGAGCTGCGCACCACGACGATCAAGACCTGGCATCAATGGATCCCGCCGACGATCGGCCGCTGGGTCGACACCGGCCCGCCGACGCACCACATCCAGGAGGGCGAGCTCGACCTGGAGGTGATCTTCGTCAGCCTGGACCGCCCGCAGGACATCGCCAAGCTGCTGGGCATGGAGCTCACCGGCGCCTGGATTGACGAGGCGCGCGAGGTGCCCAAGGCGGTGGTCGACGGGCTCACCGGCCGCGTCGGGCGCTACCCTTCTGCGGCCATGGGCGGCTGCACCTGGTCGGGCATCATCGCCTCGACCAACCCGCCCGACAACGACCACTGGTGGTACAAGCTGGCCGAGGAGACGCATCCCGAGGGCTGGGCCTTCTTCCGCCAGCCGGGCGGCCTCGACCCCGACGCCGAGAACCTCGACTGGCTGAACCAGACGCCCGACACGCTGGTGCTGCCCGAGGGCGACCCGGTGCGGCGCGAGGCCGGCCGCGGCTACTACAAGCGCCAAGTGGCCGGCAAGAGCGAGGACTGGGTCAAGGTCTACGTCCACGCCGACTACGGCTTCGTGCGCGACGGCAAGCCGGTCTACCCGGAGTTCCGCGACTCGGTGCATGTCAAGGAGTTCGAGCTTCTGCCTGGCCAGCCGATCCACATCGGCATCGACTTCGGCCTGACGCCGGCCGCGGTGTTCGGGCAGCGCTTGCCCATGGGCGGCTGGCGGATCCACTCCGAGCTGGTCACCGAGGACATGGGCGCGGTGCGCTTTGCCGAGCTGCTGCGCAACGCCATGCACGAGCGCTACCCCGGCATGGCCTTCGGGTCGATCACCGGCGATCCGGCCGGCGAGGGCCGCGCGCAGACTGACGAGCGCACGCCGTTTCAGATCCTGCAGGCCGCCGGCGTCGAGGCCCGCCCTGCCCCGACCAACGACTTCACCAAGCGGCGCGAGAGCGTCGCCACCTGCCTGAGCCGGCTGATCGACGGCGCGCCCGGGCTCCTCATCCACCCCCGCTGCACGGTGCTGCGCAAGGCCATGGCCGGCGGCTACCAGTTCAAGCGGGTGCAGGTGACGGGCGACGAGCGCTACCGCGACGTTCCGGACAAAGGCCCGTATTCGCACGTTGCGGAAGCGGCACAATACCTTCTGGTCGGCGCCGGTGAAGCGCGGACCCTCGTTCGCCGCGATCGCCCAGCCATGCGCCAGGCGACCGCGATCTCCGACTACGCAATCCTCGGGTGACCAACATGAGCGGAATCTTCTCAAGCCCCAAGATCCCTGCGCCCCCGCCGCCCCCTGCCCCGCTGCCGGTGCCGACGCTGGACAACGCGCGCCAGGCACAGCAGGCGCAGGACCGCCTGGCCGGCCGCCGCGGCCGCGCCGCCAGCATCCTCACCGGCGTGGGCGGCGACCTGTCGACACCGCCGACGAGCGGCGCCAAGCAGCTCCTGGGAAGCTGATCATGGACAGCCGCGCCCTCGACATCATCCAGCGTCAGGAGCGGATGGCCGACATGCGGGCCATCTGGGATCAGCACTGGCGAGAGATCGCCGAGCGCATCCTGCCGAGGGCCAACTTCTTCCGCGTGGTGCGAAACCCGGGCGACAAGCGCACGGAAAAGGTGTTCGATGCCACGGCAACCCTGGCGCTGGAGCGCTTTGCCGCGGCCATGGAGTCGATGCTCACGCCGCGCACCCAGCGCTGGCACAAGCTGCGGGTGACCGACGAGCGGCTGCAGGAAGACCCCGAGGTGCAGGCCTACCTTGACCAGGTGACGCAGGTGCTGTTCACGGCGCGCTACTCGCCGCGGGCCAACTTCGCCAGCCAGGCCAACGAGGCCTACATGAGCCTGGGCGCCTTCGGCACCGGTGGCGTGTTCATCGATGAGACGCTGGGCCAGGGCCTGCGCTACCGCACGGTCCACCTGTCCGAGCTCTACATTGCCGAGAACCACCAGGGCGTGGTCGACACGGTGCATCGGCGCTTCCCGATGACGGCGCGCCAGGCCATGCAGCGCTTTGGCGACAAGTGCCCGCAGCGGATCAAGGACGCCGCCGAGAAGAACCCCGAGCAGAACTTCGACTTCGTGCATGCGGTGATGCCGCGCGAGGACGCCGACTACGGGCGCAAGGACTACAAGGGCATGGCCTTTGCGTCCTGCTACGTTTCGATCGAGGGCCGCGAGCTGGTGAGCGAGGGCGGCTTCCGCACCATGCCCTACGCCATCGGCCGCTACGTCACCGGGCCGCGCGAGGTCTACGGGCGATCGCCGGCCATGACGGTGCTGCCCGACATCAAGATGCTCAACGAGATGAGCAAGACGGTGATCCGCGCCGCGCACAAGATCGTCGATCCGCCGCTGCTGCTGCAGGACGACGGCGCGCTGCAGGCCTTCGACCTTCGGCCTGGCGCGCTGAACTACGGCGGCGTCGACGAGCAGGGCCGGCAGACGGTGCAGCCGCTGCAGACCAACGCCCGGGTGGACATCGGCCTGGACATGATGGAGCAGCGCCGCCGCGTCATCAACGACGCCTTCCTGGTGACGCTGTTCCAGATCCTGGTGGAGAGCCCGCAGATGACGGCCACCGAGGCCATGCTGCGCGCGCAGGAGAAGGGCGCGCTGCTGGCCCCGACCATGGGCCGCCAGCAGAGCGAGTTCCTCGGCCCGCTGATCGAGCGCGAGATCGACATCCTCGGCCACGCCGGGGCGCTGCCGCCGATGCCAGACGCGATGCTGGAGGCTGGCGGCTCGGTGGAAATCGAATACGTCTCGCCGCTGAACCGTGCCCAGCGCGCCGACGAGGGCGTGGCCATCATGCGCACGCTGGAGGCGGTGACGCCGCTGGCGCAGATCGACCCGAAGGTGATGATGCTGTTCGACCCCGAGGCGGTGGCGCGCGAGCTGGCCGACATCAACGGCGTGCCGGCCAAGGTGCTGCGCAGCAAGCAGCAGATCGCCGCCATCGAGGAGGCGCAGGCCCAGGCCGCGCAGGCGCAGCAACTGCTGGCCGCCGCGCCGGTGGTGGGCCGCACCGTGCGTGACCTGGCGCAGGCCCAGAGCCTGGCCGGCGCCGCGCCGCCGCAGCAAGCGCCTGCCATCTTCCCCGCATGATCCACAAGCTGATCCAGCGAGTCCTGCGCCGCAAGCTGGCCTACCGGCGCACCTTCATGGACGCCGAGGGCCGGCTGCACCCAAGCGCAGAGATTGTGCTCGCAGACTTGCGACGATTCTGCCGCGCGACTGGTTCGACCATGGTGCTGTCGCCGGTGAGCAAGACGATCGACCCCCTGGCCATGGCAATGGCCGAGGGTCGGCGTGAGGTGTGGATGCGCCTGATGGCGCACCTGCACGTTGACGAGAAGCAAGTGTTCAACCTGGTCGAGCCCTCAGAGGGCGAAAGGAACGACGATGTCTGATGCGATGAGCGGGTCCGCGGTTCTGGCGGGCAACCCGGCTGCAGCTCCTGCCGCCGGAAACGAGGGCGGCCAGGGGGCCGCATCCCCTACCCCTGCCCCAGCCCCGGCGCCTGGCGCCTGGTACGACGGGATTGAGGACGGCGACCTCAAGGGCTACGTCCAGAACAAGGGCTGGAAGGATCCCGTCGAGCTGGCCAACGGCTACCGCAACCTGGAGAAGCTGCTGGGCTCGGAGAAGATCCCGATGCCCAAGGGCGCCGAGGACAAGGACGGCTGGTCCCGCGTCTACGATGCGCTGGGCCGGCCCAAGAGCGCCGACGACTACGGCCTGCAGCTCCCCGAGGGCGGCAACGGCGACTTCCTCAAGGCCGCCGCCGGCAAGTTCCACGAGCTGGGTTTGAGCAAGGCGCAGGCCGCCGAGCTCGCCAACTGGTACAACGAGCAGGCCACCGGCCAGGTAGGCGCAGCGCAGCAGGCGCAGGCCGCCAAGGTCGAGCAGGACATCCAGGCGCTCAAGGGCGAATGGGGCCAGGCCTGGGAGGAGAACGTCGAGCTGGGCCGCCGCGCCGCGCGCCAGTTCGGCCTCGACCAGGGCAAGCTCGAAGCGCTGGAAAACGCCTTCGGCACCGCCGAGATGCTGAAGTTCATGAGCCGCATCGGCCGCGGCCTGACCGAGCACACCTTCGAGAGCGGGCGCTCGACAAACTCCTTCGGCCTGACCCCCGAGGCGGCGCGCCAGAGGATCTCCTCACTGCGCGAGGACCGCGACTGGTCTGCCAAGTACCTGGGCGGCAACGCCGACGCGAAGGCCGAGCTGCAGCGCCTGATGGAGGTGGCCTATGGCGGCCAGTGATGCGAAAGCCGCAACACCGTCGAGAAATCCC